CGATCTTCACCGCGTCTTTTACGTGGGGGTGACGCGGGCACTTCAAAACCTCTACATCCTAGAACCAGAAGATTATTTGAGGGCTTACGCTTTATGAAACAAAAAACCGAAATGAGTTACATATCTTGTCCAAAATGCGCGGCAAAGGCAGAAGAGATTATTAATGCAGGAGAAAATAAGCGTATGGGCTGGTGGTGCCGCGCATGTGATTATTTTCATAAAGCAATTTTGCGCGAGCGTAAGGTGGCCTAATGACAACCGGCAAACTGCAAATGGCCATGTTCCCGCCAAAGAGCGATTGGGTGCCTCCGGTGGAGTTGCCCAATATCTTTGACGCCGAAGAAATCGCCATCGACGTGGAAACACGGGACCCGAATCTGAAACAGAAAGGACCCGGCTGGCCCACAAAGGATGGTGAAGTGGTGGGTTACGCCATAGCAGTGCCGGGTTGGAAATGCTACATCCCCGTCGGTCATGCTGGCGGGGGTAACCTTGACAAGCGCATCGTCAGCAAATGGCTCAAGAAAGTATTTGAGTGCCCTGCTGACAAGATCATGCACAACGCCCAGTACGATCTGGGCTGGATACGGGCGGAGGGCTTTGAGGTCAAAGGGCGCGTTATCGATACAATGATTACCGCTAGCTTGATTGACGAAAACCGCTTTAGCTACAGCCTGAACGCCCTCTGCTACGACCACCTCGGCAAAACCAAATCAGAAAAGACACTGGTAGAGGCCGCCAAAGAGTTTGGCGTAGATCCAAAAGGCGAGATGTGGAAGCTACCCGCCATGTACGTCGGCCCCTATGCCGAAACAGACGCGGAGATTACGCTGGAGCTTTGGGGACACTTTAAGACGTTGTTGAATCGTGAGGAGCTTTGGGATGTGTGGCGGCTTGAGATTGCACTCCTGCCGCACCTTGTGGATATGACTATGCGGGGCATCCGGGTAGACATCGACCGCGCCGAACGGGCCAAGCAAATCCTGATGAAGCAGGAAAAAGAGACGATCAAACAGATCAAATCGTTGGCAGGCATGGACGTGGAGATCTGGGCCGCGCAATCCATAGCCAAGGCCTTTGACAAACTAAGCATCCCCTATCCGCGCACGGAAAAGGGATCACCCAGCTTTACCAAATCGTTTCTTTCTGAGCATAGCCATGAGCTTGCAAAGCACATTGTTAAGGCGCGCAACCTGAACAAGACCAGTGGCTCATTCATCGACGGTATCCTGAAATATGTTCACGATGGAAGAATCCACAGTCATATCAATCAGTTACGGTCTGACGATGGCGGCACTGTTTCAGGCCGCATCTCCATGAACTCGCCCAACCTACAACAAATCCCGGCCCGCGACCCAGAGCTAGGCCCCATGATTCGCTCGCTGTTCCTACCCGAAGAAGGACAGCAGTGGGCGGCCATAGACTTCTCCCAGCAGGAACCACGGATCTTGGTTCACTTCGCAAAGAACTACGGAGACTATAAAAATATGCCCATGGAGGGCGTAGAAAGCTTTGTAGACGGCTACCGCAACAACCCGGACATGGACTTCCACAGTATGGTCAGCGAGATGGCAGGCATCCCACGTAAGCAAGCTAAAGTGATCAACCTCGGCATGATGTACGGCATGGGAGTTAACAAGCTGTCGGACCAACTAGACCTGACCGTGGACGAAGCAAAAGCCCTAACACAGCAGTATCACAAGCGCGTACCGTTTGTGAGGGGCCTGATGAAAGGCGTACAAAACAAGCTTGACGACCCACGGTCCTCGGGCAGTCTGCGTTCACTGCGCGGCAGGAAGTGCCGCTTTGATCTGTGGGAACCTAACAGCTTTGAAATGCACAAGGCGCTTCCTCGCGAAGAAGCAATCGCGACCCACGGCCCAACGACCAGTTTGCGGCGGGCGTACACTTATAAAGCGTTGAACAGGCTGATACAGGCTTCTGCCGCAGATATGACCAAGCAGGCGATGGTAGACGTTTGTGAGGCGGGTTTTATTCCCATGTTGCAGGTTCACGACGAACTGGCTTTTTCTGTAGACAGCCCGGAACAAGCAAGGGAGCTTGCTACGATCATGGAGAATGCGGTGCCGCTACAGGTTCCGAACAAGTGTGACGTAGAGGTAGGCCCAAGCTGGGGAGAATGCGAGGATCTTAACAATGACTCAGGTTAGAACCGCCGCAGAAGTAGGATCAATTTATTACGACATGGATACCGGAGAAGGTTTTGTAGTATTGAACGAGCGATGGTACGTCATCTTTAGCGATAACACCGAAGAAGAGATCAATGTGATTCTGGACGTGCGTCGCGACATGGATGACTTCTATAAGCAAGTTCACGATGAGCTTGATTGAAGCTACGACCATCCGTATACTCTCCCATACCAAACTAGGAGAAGTGTAATGGACACTACCAAATGGAAATCGGTGCTGTTGCCGCGCGACGTTTATGAAGAGCTTGTAGTGATTGCTCGCGTTGAAGGGCGTACAATTAGTGGACAGCTTCGTTATATACATGAGGGCTGGAAGATGGCAAATTTATCAGACGGCGATCAAGAATATATTGCGGAGCAGGTAGATTCATTTAAGAAGGAGAATGGCGTAGATCTTACGTCCAAGAGTTTTTCAATATGAGTCAGTTCACAACAATGCAGGCGGAGTTTGACAAGGCGCTAAAGAAGCTTGAAAAAGCTTACGAGAGCGGCGAGCAAATCGACCGGTCAGACTTCGACAAACTGCATATTTGGCATGAGTTTCTCAAAACCAAGCTAGACGCGGAGAGAGAAAAGAATGCCAGAGAACTCAGATAACGTTAACTGCCCTGCCCACTACAACCAAGGTGGGATTGAGTGCATCGACGCTATCAAAGCCAGCTTGACCCAAGAAGGGTTTCGGGCCTATCTCAAGGCGTCTTCAATGAAATACCTTTGGCGGTATGAACACAAAGGAAAACCCGTAGAGGATTTGAGGAAAGCAGAATGGTTTCTGGTACGATTGATAAGGGAACTGGAAAGTGGTATTTCGGAATAGCTTCAGATGAAGTGAAGATTGCCATAGAAGCCGCGCATCAAATGGCCGACCGTTTTCAAAAGCCCATGGCAATTCAATCAGATCTCTCCGTCGTGCCCGCCGATCAAACAACACAAGAAGTGCTTGAAATCGTCAGACCATAGTGCTAATTTGAGGGCGTGACATGTTCTTCATGACGTGTCACTCCTAAAACGTTTGATTAGGGTTGATGTTAGACTCCCAAAGTGAACATGTTACAACCCGGCCCCGCGCAATGCGGGGCTTTTTTTTGCGCTACCGCTTTTCATATGTTACTTTATCCAACTAATCCAGATGGGGCGCATACGTGGAATTAATCGACGCGATTGATGTCAGCACGGCAAAGACTTACAAAAGCGAGCGCCGGTGCTACATAGGCGCAAGCAACGTAGGCAACCCGTGCCACGCCTTTCTTCAATACAGCTTGCGCGGCTACCCGCAAAACCCCCCACCTCCCGCAGTCATGCGGATCTTTTCACTGGGCCACCAGCTAGAAGAAGTGGTAGTGCATGACATGAAGATGGCGGGCATCAACGTGTCCGAGGTAGATCCAAAGACCAACCAACAATGGACATACACGGCGCTTGGCGGCCACCTACGGGGTCACGCCGACGGTATCATCTACAACGGCGATAGAACTCTGGTGCTTGAAATAAAGTCCATGAACGATAAGAAATGGCGCATGTTCAAGAACCAAGGCATCTCTACCAGCCACCCTATTTACTACGACCAGATGCAACTCCTCATGGGACTGTCTGGCCTCAAATTCGCATGGATGGTGGCGTACAACAAAAACACCTCCGTGTACCACGCACAGAACGTCCCGTTTAACGAACCACGGTTCAAGGACCTGATGCGTAAATCCCTCTCCGTGGTCCGTGGCTTATCCACTACCCGCATCTCAGATACCCCTGATTGCTTTGAATGCAGGTACTGTAACTACAAGCCACATTGCTGGCCGAGTGGTGAGCAACCCTTGCCATTGGCCGTCGAATGCCGGACCTGTCGTCACGCCAAACCGACAGCGAAACGCAGGTGGTTTTGTACGTTACACAAGTCACGGGCCACGGACCCCTGTTCACAATGGTCAAAGTTGCAACCAGAGGAGGCTTCCCATGGCTAACAAAAAACGCCGCGCCCGTGGCAAAGACGGACGATTTATCGCGGACAACCCCGAAACAAAAAACGTTAACGAAGCGTGGGAACAGCCGCAAAACGCCAGCGTGTCCATAACCGCGCCCGCCGCCGCAAAAGGCGACTCATCGAAAAAACTGCACAGAATCGTAGAACCTGAGAAAAAATTAATGACTTGGAACGGATATTTAGCGTTATTTGTACTTTTATTAATCATGTCCTTGATAGGATTGACTTAATCAAGTATACCTACCTCCACTCGCATGTGGGGGCAGGCGGTTGCAACGGCTTACTTGCAAGCTTTGTAAGAAAAGAAAGCTAATAAAAAATTTTGGCGCTCGCTATCACACTGGCAAATATCAGCGTGGGCGGCCCGTTTGTGCCGAGTGTGACGCCAAGATTCAAGTCGATTCCGTCTACAAAAGCCCCCGCAACTACCTTTCTTCCCGCTTCCGAGACATGCGGCAACGCGTCAAGAAAAACGGCGGCGAACTTCCCGAAGAAATAGATGTCGATTTCTTAATGGGTATTTACCAAGAGCAAAAAGGAATGTGCGCCGTGTCCGGCCTGCCCATGACATGGATACACGAAGGACTCTACTCAAACCACGGCTCACGGCGCGGGACCAACATTTCTATCGACAGGATTGATTCAGAGCAGGGCTATGTGCCAGACAACATTCGTCTGGTGTGTGACCGGGTTAACAAGATGAAATCCAACATGACGGACGGCGACCTTTATTTTTGGTGCGCCGTCCTAACCAAAGCGTTTAATTCCCCATAAAGTAACAGGCCAGCGTCGCAACTGCCACGCAACATAAGGGCACCATATACTCCGGTAGATCATTCACTTTTTATTTTCCTCGCCGCTTCTTCAATCAACTCAAGGCGGCTAGCATAAAAAGATTCGTCCCGCTTTTCTATCTCCGGCTCGACTTCCTCAAACTCTAGTTCCGCTTCTTCTTCTAAGTCGTCCAGTACATCTTCCCAATCGTCGTCTTCTCTACCCATGACCATTCCACTCCTCCACACTGGTCACCCAATCCATAGGTATTGCAATCTCTGCGTCACCCTCTTCAACCTGACCATCGTCATTTAACAAAACGTGCGGACACAGCAAAAGACGCCGCTCGTCCTGATGAAGGATCACACCACACGACACCACCTCCGCCTCCCGCGTCTCCTTCATCTCCTCAACCGAACGCCAACCACTACGCGTCCCGCCACACGCATCACGCCACCGAACCAAAAAAAGTCTTGGCATCATATCTTTATTCCCCCGATATAAGATAGAGTTCGTTTTTGTATTGAAGTAGACTACTACAGTCCGCCGGGAGAGTCTGATATGGGATTGGCAATTGATTCAGAAAAAAGAGTAGACGCCGCCAAACTACTGGAAAGTAGCGAGAGCTTCCGCGAATTCGTAGCCAACGCGCTACAAAACGAAATCTGGCTTGGCGACGAACAAAGCAAGCACATGATGGAAACCCTGATGGCCGACGACGAACATGAGTTTGTGCTGGCCCTGTGCCAAATCGGCTTCATCGTCTATACCGATTACCTCATCGAAACCCGCGATCTGTACAAGCACAAGAGCTTTCATTAAATGTCGGCAAAAATAAACTCTGGCACAGAGGTCACGATACCTTTGCGTAATCTAATTTCAATAGTGATTGCTGTAATGATTGCAACCTCGGCATATTTCAGCATATTGACGCGGCTTGAAGGCATGGAGCGCGAAATGCTAAAAGACCAGATAAATATAGCCATGAACAACGAGTTCCGCATCAAGTGGCCTCGCGGCGAGCTTGGCGCATTGCCCGCTGACGCAAGGCAAGACATGCTAATTGAGAGCCTTGAGCGCCAAATAGAAGAGCTAAAGCAAAGACCCAGCAGTGCCCAGCCCGATGTAGATCGGCTAACGGTTCGTTTGGATGCGTGGATTGAACGGGTTGTCCGCTTAGAAGAAGGGGCTGAAGAATGAGCAACCGAATAGAAGAACTGCTCGTCGGGGCGGCGAAAGTCATGGCAGGGATACTCATTATCCTTACAGCATCATGCACCATCGTCACCTTACACGACCCGCAATGGGAATGGCCCCGAGACTTAGAGCAGGGGCGGCCCCGAGACTTGGAAAAAGAGAAAAATTAAAAAATGAGGCACTGCTACGTCTGCAACCGATGCGGGGTGCCCATCACCAACGCCCTCTGCGACCAATGCCATCAAGACCGCAAACAACGACCGGTCAAACAGCAGATAATAGAACACGCCGCCGCCCTCATCTTTATGGCAGGCCTCACCGCCTACGTCTACTTCTACCTATGAGCGACATAAAGGAGGCGATGAGTCTCTTCAAAAAAGACAAAGGCTGGGTGAACATAATGAACAGCAACCTCAGAATCCGAGAAGATGGCCGCGTGGATTGTTACGGCCCCTCCGGCTATCGCGTCCTCGACATCGACTACCTCCCCCCGAAAACACAACAGAAGCTCAGGGACGCCGCACAACAGCGAAAAGACCGCGCTAACTAATCCGTGAGCCGTGGCCCATTAGCCCCATGTCGGGAGACAGCAGGCACGGGTCACGTATCACGGACCACGGGTCTTAATTTCGCTATCTATATAGTGTTTTCCCAGAGAAATAAAAAATAAAAAAATAAATTCTAAATGCCCGTAACTGGCGTAACCGCGTAACACGGGCCTAGAGGCCGCATAAACACTGGATTCCTTCGTTACACGAGGGTTACACGGGGATACAGCACTTATGTTCAAGCTTGTTAATCAAGCTATTTGCATTAAGGCGTTTGAGATTCAAAAAAAATATTTTTATTTTTCTGGAAAATATATATATAGGGAGCCAAATTAAGGTATGGTTAGCCGGACTTACTCACATACCGAGGAACTCCTGTGACAAAGAAAGCCAAGCGGTACGCCAAGGTGCTGGACACCAAGGCGGCGGCACTTCCTGAAGCAAAACGACAGCAAACCAACCGTCCGCCACTGGCACAAAAGCGTTTGACCAGAAGGCAGGAGCTTTTTGTCCGCGAACTTGTGTCAAAAGATGGACAGATCACAATGCGGGAAGCGGCGATTAACGCGGGCTATCCGGAACGGTCTGCCCATGTCAGGGCCTCTGAACTCACCAATCCCCGAATCCACCCTCATGTCTGCCGCGCGATCCGTGAATACAGGCAGGAGCTTGACGAAAAGTATGGCGTGGAATACCAGAGGCATCTCAGGGATCTCCAGATCATCCGTGACGCGGCGTTAGAGAATGGTGCGTACAGTGCCGCAGTGCAGGCGGAATATCGCCGTGGTCAGGCGCAGGGAGACATCTACGTCAACAAAACGGAGATACGTCACGGCACCATCGATCAAATGAGCAAAGAAGAGGTCATGAAGGCCTTAAACGAACTGAAGCAGACCTACGCCCCGTTGACACATGATGCGGGAGCCGAGGATGGTGGGAACAGAAAACGGGCGCGTGAGCGCCTTGCGGAAGAGGTGCAAGATGTTCCTGATTAATTTTCTCGGCAGGCTGTGGTTTGGTTCAGAGCGGTGGGATCTGGTCAATGAAGACAAGACCCCGATGATTTACACCAAACGCGCGCACATGACCCCACTGCAACGTTTGGACTTTGAAGAGTTGACCGGCAATGACCGATATTTTGGAAGTAAAAGCGAAGCCGAAGAAACAGCGTGAAGCCAGCTTCTGGCAATCGTTAAAGAAGGCCATTCGGGATAACTGTCCTGATTGGTCTGCTACGCGGTTGGAGTCTAGGGCCACGTTGGGTGTGCCGGATGTCCTGATCATGGACGGCAAGGGCGATTGGCACATGGTGGAGTTAAAGACCACGCAGAATATGTCGGTGGACATCACGCCGCATCAGGTGGCGTTTGCTACCAAACACGCGCGGGGCAGTTGCTGGATTGCGGTGAAGCTTTGCACTGCCACGGGCAGTGAGATCTTCCTGTATCGGGGTGACCGTGCGGTGGATCTGAAGATGGACGGACTGCGCGCCACACCTACCAAACATTTCAGCCATCCTGTTTCGTACCGGAGTGTTCTTCACGCTATTGCCACTATGTGAGTTATCCCATACTATGGTGGTGGGCATATGCCCTGACTAACGGAGAACGAAACATGAACGAAGAGCACTGGGAAAAGGTCTTTGACCAGATTAAGCAGGATCTTGAAATGGGCGACTTGACCGCGTTGTTTGAAATGCTGGATCAGTTGCCGACGCGTATTTTGCTGGGTTACGTCGGGGAGGGCGAGTCATGAGAGAACTAAGATTACCGGTGTGGACCGTGGTGTGCGGCGAGCGGTGCAGATGGTTTCCTGACCATGCGTCTGCAAAGGAATTTGCCAATAACGAGTGGGACAAAGAAGCGGACGGTGTGCCCTTTGTTCAATCGAAAACCATTTGGGATGTGGAAGAGGTCTGCGAGATTCTGAACAACGTTGAGTCGTTTGCGGACAATGCGCCTGCTTCCGCTGAATTGAGGATCATGCGATGACGCAGACAGTAGGCGAAGCCGCCGAGGCTAGATACTCCGGCCTGACTTATGACCATGCCCTGCCGCAGGGCTGGGTGGATCAGTGCTGTGATAAAGGCCTTGATCCGCGAGGCCATTTCGTTTGGCTTTACGACGATTACGTTGGAAGGCCTGCCCCTATCACAGATGAGGGGGACCGGATTGTGTCCCTGCTCGCCCGTGATCCGTAGGCGCTAGCACCTACGCCAAGCCGCCTTCGGGCGGCTTTTTTGTGCTTAAAGAAATTTTAAAAAGAGCATTGCAGGGCCGGTCGGCGTATGCGATAGTTCGGTTGCGGCAATCCTGCCGCGTACTTTGGGAGATATACCATGCAACATACGATTGAAAATTCAGACAACACCCTGACCCGTTTGCTTCAACAGGTGCAGGACCAAGCCGCCAGATCGCAGGATTTTCTGGCACCTACTAACCAGCTTCAGTTGCACACCGGTGATCGGGGTGACGGCAGTAAGGTCAGCCAGATTGTTTTGGAGCAGTCGGGCGGGGCACCTACTCAGATCCTGACTGCCAACGATGTGGCGTTTGATCAGATCAGCCAGCGCGCCGGTATCGATGTCCGAACTGCCCGCCGCCTACAGCAGGATTACTCCACCGAATTCGATGGACTGATCAACGCTATTTGGCAGAAGGAACCTGCGGTGCGAATGATCCGCACGTTTCAACACTCGGGGCACGATAACCTCGGGGAAGCGCGGGCATTTGTCAGCGACAAATTTAAAACCTTCGACAATGTCCACCTGCTGAATTCTGCCCTGCCGGAATTGATGGACAGCGATGCCCAGTGGAAAGTGGTTAACGGTCAGGTGACTGACAAGCGCCTGTACCTCCGCCTCAAGTCTGAAGTGATCACGGGCGAAGGCGCGGCGGTTGGCGACATCATGGCGCTGGGCATTGGCATGAGTAACAGTGAAGTCGGTTGCGGTAGCGTTAACGTTTTTCAAATGTTCTGGACGCTGGCTTGCCTAAACGGAATGCAGACCGAAAAGCGTACCCGCAAGTCTCACATTACTGGGGCGCGCGGCGATGCGGATACGTGGGGCTTGCTGACCGACGAAGCGAAAGATGCGGACAATCACGCGCTGGCGCTTCAAATGCGGGATGTGACCAAGGCCTACGCTAGCCGCGAATCATTCGATGAGGTGCTGGAAAAAATGAAAACCGCGCATCAGGACAAAGTCGAAGGTTCGCCGCAGTCGGCAGTCGAGGCCATGGGCAAAGTGCTGGCGCTGACCAAAAAGGATACGGCCAGCCTAATGGACGGCTTGCTCGCTACTATTGGGCAGGCGGGCTATGCCGGTCAGCCGGTTACCCGCGCCACCATGGTGAACGCGGTGACGGCGGTAGCGCATCGGGCGGACGCGGATAGCGTGGACGATTGGCAGAAACTGGGCGGGCGCGTATTGGACCTGCCCCGCTCCGATTGGCAACGCGTGGCGATGGCCGCATAACCTACACTTCCCAAAGTGTGCCCCGCTCCGGCGGGGCTTTTTTTTGTCCGCAAGGTATGCGATAGTCCGACTGCCGCAATGTTGCGGCAAAACTTTGGGAGAAAATTTTATGGCTACAATTACGTTGACACTTCAGGATCTGGATATTGAACTCGAAGAAATTTCTATCATGAGTTGGGAAGTGCCCGCCATGCTGGAAGCGAACAGCATCGATCCGGAAGATCTTCACGGCGAATGGCAGATGATGGACCGCTATATCCGCGAAGATTGCGAAACGTCCTTCGATTTTGATCGCGTGGCTAAATGGATCGCGGAGGGTGATATCTCAGATTCGCAATTAAGCGATTTGGCGTACCGTATCGCTCGCGAATTGGTGAGCCGTTTGGATAGTGTCCGCCAGTGCGCGGATAACTATCTGGAAACCAACCGCCAAAATGTGGAGCGCATCCGCGAACTGGAGCGCACCGCTGGACCGGATGCCGCGACAGCGTAGGAAACCCCGCCCCGATAGCCCGCCACATGGCGGGCTTTTTTTTGCCTAGCGTATGCGATACCCTAAGCGGGCCGCGATTGGCGGCGACACTTTGGGAATTTAAAAATGCAATTACTCGACACGCGGGGCGCAAACCCCAAATTGAAAAAGACGGCGGAACTCGGGAACGTGTTCGGCTCATTTCGTTACGCGGGCTTGTCACTTTATCCCGATGCGGAATTGTGCCCAGCATCTAAAGCGGCGGGGTGCGCTGATACTTGTTTAGCAGATCAGGGGCGCGGGCGGTTTGATAACGTGCGCGAAGCGCGCCAGCGCAAGGCGGCATTCTTTCGCGACGATCGCGCGGCTTTTCTGGATCAACTTCACCGCGAGCTGTCCAACTTTGGAAAGCTTTGCGAGCGCACGGGGGAGCGCGGCGTGGTTCGGCTCAATGTTCTGTCCGATGTCCGTTGGGAAATGCTCGGCATACCGCAAGCGCATCCCAATCTTTTTATGCTGGACTATACAAAGCGCGCCGACCGGCTTTGTAAAACTCCCGATAACTACCGGCTGATTTTCAGTTATAGCGGGCGGCCCCAGTACCGCCGACAAAACGAAAAAGCATTAGCGACCGGCTTACCGGTTGCGGTTGTATTTCGCGGCGGCTTGCCCGCTAGGTTTTTGGGGCGGCGCGTGATCGATGGTGACCGGTCCGATTACTTGAACGCTACCGAGGGCACCGGTTGCGTTGTGGGGTTAACCGCCAAGGGTAGCGCGCGGCGGGATCGCTCCGGCTTCGTGATCGATAACCCCGACTTGATCGGGACCGACTGAAACCAGACCCCGCCACGGCGGGGTTTTTTTTGGGCCGCGTATGCGATACCCTGCCGGTGCGGTAATGATGCCGCGACACTTTGGGAAATTAGATATGTGCGAATTTAGAAACCATTTAAAATCGGTTGGCGTTGCTGATACGCGCGTATGGGCTTTGGCTCATGCGGCGGACAGTATCCACACGGCGGTATCTGCGCTTGATCATGGCAACCGTGAAACACTCGCCAAGCATTACCCCGCCTTCCTGCAACTAGCGGAAGAATTTGCAAGCTTCGACGAAACGCTACTGGCGGACATGGGTGTAAAGTTCAAGCGAGCGAAGGGGGCGAAGTCATGAGCGGCACCCCGTTGGAGCGGTTGCAATTTCATTTGCAGTTTATGGGGGTTCTGGCGATGGCGGGCCGCGCCGACGAAGCCGACGAACAATTTCGCGAAGCCCAACACCTACTCGCGCAAATGATCGACGCCGAGCGCGCCGCCGCTGACCAGTAGCGCGCCGCCGCCGATCCGATAGCCCGCCCCGTGCGGGCTTTTTTGTGCCCGCAGCCGATAGCCCGCTGCTTAACGTGTAACACGTGGCGCGGGGGCCGCGCCCCGTGCGCCCTGCCGAACGTACCGCGCGCCCTGCCGCCGTGGGCACTGGGCCGCCGGTCGGGCACCCAGCGCGGCGGGCCGCGTGGCGTGGCTCACTTCCTTAAATGTGTCTTTACGTCAGTTGACGCGGGGACCCGTGGGACCCAGTCGCGGACCGCGTCATTGCTGGCGTTCAGCGCGGCCCGTGGCGCGCGATCCGCGCGGCGCGGCGGCGGCCCGGCGAGCGGCATCAAGGTGCATGTTTTTCACAAACAATACTGAGATAAAACGATACGGTTTCAATTTTTTTAATAAAAACCCGTAATTCGATTGGTTTTTTCGATTAATAGATAATTAAAGAAAAAAAGCAGTGCTAGGAGTCCCGAGGCCCAAAAATTTATAAAAAAATTTCAAACCTACGGTGTCTTATATGCTTTAATAGTTTTCTGTAATTAAAAGAGCGTCCTATATGTCAGTTGAGCGCATTTCAGATGAGGAAGCCGAAGAGAAAATTCTGAAGCTTGAGTACCGCTTGGCGCAGATTGAGCAGGTCGAAGCGTGTCAGGGGAACTTCTTGAGCTTTGTTCGTTCGATGTGGCCCGAGTTCATTGCCGGTAGGCACCATCGAATCATGGCCGAGAAGCTTGAACGGGTAGCCAGCGGCGAATTAAAGCGCCTGATCATCAATATGCCCCCTCGACACACTAAGTCTGAGTTCGCGAGCTTCCTGTTTCCTGCTTGGATGATCGGGAAAAAGCCTGCGATGAAGATTATTCAGGCGACTCACACTACTGAACTGGCGGTCAACTTTGGTCGAAAGGTCAAAAACCTTCTTGAACGCGATGATTATCTTGAGATATTCCCCGACGCCGCCCTGTCGGCGGACTCAAAGGCCTCTGGTCGGTGGGACACGGCCCGTGGAGGAATGTATTACGGCGTGGGTGTTGGCTCGAACTTGGCGGGACGTGGTGGTGATTTGATCATTATTGACGATCCGCACTCTGAGCAGACGGCGATGTCGTTGAATGGCTTTGATGATGCTTGGGATTGGTACACGGGTGGTCCTCGACAGCGTTTGCAACCGGGCGGGGCGATCATTGTGGTGATGACGCGGTGGTCGGAGAAGGATTTGACGGGTCAATTGATCCGCGCGCAGGGTCGGGATGCGTTGGCGGACAGTTGGGAGGTCATTGAGTTCCCGATGGAGATGCCTTCTGGCA